GTCCAACCCGCGCGCCGACGTGAAGCAGTTCCCGGCCGCGTCCCCGACGCCACATAGGGAGTGGCTCAACACCATCAGCAAGATGTTCGCCCGCGAGACCGCGCTGCCGGACAACGCCGTCGCGATCACCGACTTCGCCAACCCCACCAGCGCCGACAGCTACGACGCGTCCCAGTACGAACTCATCGCGGAGGCCGAGGGCACCGTCGATGACCTCACTCCGGGGCTCCAGCGCGCGTTTGCCCGAGCGCTGGCCATGGCCAACAACACCACCGTCGAGCGGTTCGCGACGGTGGAGCCGACGTGGCGTAACCCTCGCTTCCAGTCCCGAGCCGCCCAGGCCGACGCGGGCATGAAGCAGCTCTCCGCGATGCCGTGGCTGGCCGAGACCGAGGTCGGCCTCGAACTCCTCGGGCTCACCCCCCAGCAGCGCAAGCGCGCCCTGACGGAACGTTCTCGAGTACGGGGCTCCTCGGTCCTGGCCGCGCTCACCCAGGCCGCCACAGCTCCCCCAGCTCCCACCGCCACCCCGGTGACCACGGAGGCCGAGTGATGACGACGACCAGCCCCTACTGCGTGCGCTGTAACCAGCGCGACCACGGCCACCTTCGGCACGACTTCCACGAGACCAACGAGCACGACGAGTGGCTCACCCGACGCCGCGATGACGCTAGCCACCGACCTTCGTAACGGAACCAGCTCCCTGCTGGAGCTGGCCGAGCGAGACCTCGCCGCATTCTGGCGCGAGGTTGCCGTTTACGAGGCCGCCGCGTACGCCGGGGACCTCCAGGCGCGCGAAACCCTCCGCGCCGCCCTACACGACGTTCTCCCGGCTCTAGCGGGCTCCTACCAGGACGCCGCCATCGCGCTGGCCGCCGAGCTGTACGACCTGGAGCGGGACCGGCTCAACACCCCCGGCACCTACCGAGCGCCCGGCATCGAGGTCCCGGACGGTGGTCACGCGCTTGCCGGGTGGGCTCTAGCTGAGGCCGTGAGCCCAGACGGGCTCCACACCCTCATCGGTGGAGCGCTCACCCGCCGCGTAATGAAGGCCGCCAACGGCACCGTGATGCACGCCGCCGTGGCCGACCCCAAGGCCGGTGGCTGGTACCGGGTCACCCGCCCCAAGGCCTGTGACTTCTGCCGGTTCCTCGCCGGGCGCGGAGACGTCTACACCCGCGCAACCGTCGACTTCGCCTCCCACGACCACTGCCACTGCATCGCTGCCGTGGCGTGGGGTGACTCCACCGGCGTCCTCCTCGACGCCAACGGCAAGCGCCTCACCAGGTCGACCGCAAAGACCCGGACCGACGACGAGCTACGCGTCATCGACAACCAGAACATCCGCGACTGGATCGAGTCCCACCCCAACTCGGGGTGACGCCTCTCCACCCCCCAGAACCTCCGCTGCCGCACGGCGGCGACCGATCCCGCACGGGAGCACCCATGAGTGACACCACCGCGTCTGACACCCCTGCACAGGGAGAGGACGGGTCCACGTCCACCACGACTGAGGACCAGACCACCAGCGGCACCGAGACCACCCAGCCCGAAACGGACTGGAAGGCCGAGGCCCGCAAGTGGGAACAGCGCGCCAAGGACAACAGCGCGGCGGCCAAGAAGCTGGCCGACGCCGAAGCGGCCAACCAGACCGACACCGAGCGGATCACCGCCCTGGAGAAGGAGCTGGCCGAGTCCAAGGCCGCCGCCTTGCGCGCGCAAGCGGCGGCCGAGGCCGAGGTTCCCGTCGCCCTGATCACCGCCTCCACTGAGGACGAGATCAAGGCGCAGGTCAAGGCCCTCAAGGAGTGGCTGGGCGACAAGAAGCCCGGCAGCAATCACGTCCCACGTGAGGGCCGCCAGACCAAGCCGCCCAAGACCGACGACAAGAAGGCGTTCGCCGACTTCCTCACCGGTCAGGGCTAACTCCCCAAGGAGCAACCCATGCCCACCCTCACCAGCACGGGGCTGGGTGACGCGTTCGTCATCCCGGCTACCCAGCTCGGTCCCATCACGGAGCGGGTCCAGTCCGACTCCGTCCTTGCCTCGCTCTCCCCGGAGCAGCCGACCCTGTTCGGCAACGTCCAGGCCGTCCGGATGACCCGGAAGCCGCGCGCTCAGATCGTCGCGGAGGGCGCGAACAAGTCCTCCGACACGGGCGAGTGGGACAGCGTGATGGCCTCCCCGGTCAAGGTCCAGACCACGGTCCGTTTCACCGACGAGGTGAAGTGGCTTGACGAGGACCACCGGCTCGGCATCGTCGACGCGCTTACCAGCGCGCTCGGTGAGTCCATTGCCCGCGCTGTCGACCTGATCGGCATCCACGGCATCAACCCCATCGACGGCAGCCAGGCCGTGTCGGTCACCTCCTACCTGGACCAGACCACGCAGCGTGTGGAGTCCGCCGGTGACCCGGACGCCGAGCTGGAGGCCGCCGTCGCCTTGATCGCCGGGGAGGGGACCTACATCCCCACCGGCGTTGCCATGGAGCCGTCCTACGCCTTCCAGACCGCGACCCAGCGTCACACCGCTGGCGTCCTGGAGGGTCAGCGCATCAACCCGGACATGGGCTTCGGCTTCAACGCCAGCTCGTGGAACGGGCTCACGCTGGCCACCTCCACCGCCGTGTCCGGCCGCCCCGAGGCTGCCGACACCCTCACCCGCGCCGTCATGGGTGACTTCACCCAGATGAAGTGGGGCTTCCAGCGGCGTATCCCGGTCACGACCATCGAGTACGGCGACCCGGACGGTGGCGGGGACCTCCAGCGGAACAACCAGATCGCGTACCGCGCCGAGGCCGTCCTCTACGTCGCGATCTTCGACCTCAACGCCTTCGCCGTCGTTGAGAACGCCACGCCGTAGTCATGGCCCGCTTCAAGAACACCGTGAGTGGCGTGGTGGTCGACGTTGACGCGTCGGCCGCCATGCGGCTCCCCGGCTCCTGGGAGGCGCTCGACGCCCCCCAGGCCGAGGAGCCCCGCAAGACGACGCGCAAGCGCACGTCCAAGAAGACCGAGCCCGCCCCGGAGCCGGAGACCAAGTCCGACGACGAGTAGGGGGTTGACCGATGGCGCTCATCACGCCCGAGGACATCGCCCCGTTCGCCACCATCGAGGCCGACATGCTCGCCGCGATGATCGCGGACGTCACCGCGATGGCCGTCCTGGTGGCCCCGTGCCTCAAGGACGAAGCCAACCTCTCCGAGGAACAGAAGGCTGCCGCCAAGGCGGTGCTGCGCGGCTCCATCCTGCGGTGGAACGAGTCCGGCACTGGGGCTTTCCAGTCCCAGACCGCCGGACCGTTCACCGTGCAGATGGACACCCGCCAACAGCGCCGAGGAGCTTTCTGGCCCTCGGAGATCGAGCAGCTCCAGGACATCTGCTCGGGAGACTCCACCAGCTCCGGCAAGGCGTTCAGTGTGGACACGGTCCCGGCCTTCGGGAACCTCCACGCCCCCACCTGCTCGATCAACTTCAGCTCCACCTGGGGTTGCTCGTGTGGGGCCGACCTGGCTGGCGCTCCGCTGTGGGACAAGGAGCCGCTCTGATGCAGTTCCCGCACGGCGAGATCGTCACCCGGCTCCGGGGACACCTGGTGTTGGACCCCTACAGCGACGAGGCCGAGCGCACGTCTTGGGAGAACCCCGACGTGCTCTCCCTCGGCCGCTGTGGGGTCTACCCCTCGGCGTCCCTGGAGCCGGTGGCCAGCGACCGCAACGCCGTCCTCTCGGACTTTGACATCTACACCGAGACCACCGTCGACGTCATTGCCACAGACCGCCTCGAACTCCGAGGCCTGTTGTGCGAGGTGGTGGGCAGACCCAACTTCCCCCACCACCCCATGACCGGGTGGGACCCCGGTGGCGTCATCCAAGCCAAGATTGTGGAGGGCTGACCCATGGCCAACACCCGGCTCCGGCTCCTCTCCCCCGGGATGCGCGAGCTGCTCAACGACCCCGGCGTCCGGGGAGCGCTCACCAGCTACGCCGGACCGATCCTGGCCCGCGCCAAGGCCAACGCCCCGGTGGACTCCGGGGAGTACCGGGCCAGCCTGCGCATCATCCAGGACACCACCGACCGCGCCGTGGTCCGCATCGGGTCCTCGGACCCCAAGGCCATGATCGTGGAGGCCCGCACCGGCAACCTCGCACGGGCGGTCGGCGGATGACCTGGCAGCCACCCCAGGTGGTGTTCCCCGACACCGAGCTGGTCCTCTGTGAGCAGCTCCGCGCCGCGCTCGGCACCCGTACCGAGCCGTACGCCACCGAGGTCTACGTCGGTAACACCACACCCAACCCGCGCCGTCCTCGGATGGTCACTGTCCGCCGCGACGGAGGACCCCGCGTCGAGGGGCTCCTAGAGGCCGCCCAGGTCGGCGTGAACGTGTGGGCCGACACCGAACAGAACGTCAACGACCTGGCCCGACTGGTCCGCGGTCTGTTGTGGGTACTCCCCGCCGGACTGTGGGCAGCCGACCAGCCCATCTGCCGAGTGGACGACATCTCCGGACCCGTGGCCATTGCCGACGACTCCGGTCAGCCGCTCCGCTACCTCACCTTCGAAATCACCCTGCGCGGCGAACCCCTCGCCGTGTGATCCGCGCGCCCTATCCCGGCGACCCCGCTCGCCAACACCACAGGAGGAAACATGGCCCTGGATGCCAGCAACGCAGCCGTGGCAGTGAGCGGCGAAGTCTTCGTCGG